TGACGCTTTTGTAGCGCCTTATTCGTGCGGATACGGAAGTCTGTATTGCGAGCAGATGAATCACGCAAGCTTGGACACGATAATCCCATGTCGTCGCCAGGTATGGGGCCATAAATGGCTTCCAGACAACTTACAATATAATTGTATGCGTGATAGTATCGTTTATCAAACAGTTGATTCGCGTAAGCGATCCAACTGGTATAAACGTCAGGACGAGGGGTGATGCTCCAAACAGTCCGGAAACGGACCGGGGTAACGTTGATGCCTTGGAAGGCATCTACGCCACAGGATTCCTTAAAGGATCCTTGGATACAACTCTTAGTACGGTTTATCTTTAAACCAAATACTTCGAGGATGTTCATTGCGCTCTCGGCAAACGCCGTTGGAACAATAACATCATCCCCGTATACTAAGATACTCTCACGAGTATCTTCGTCAGGTGCGCTTGCAGAGAGAATCGCCCAGATAGAGAGAGCCATAATAGGAAAGCATAATGCTGATCCCATTGGGGCAAACTTTCTGAGGGGTAAGACCTCTCCGCTTGGCAGCACTGTAGACAAACTCCTCGCAGATTCCAAACACTTATGAAGGTGTTCCGGAAAGAGGAGGCGGACTAAACTGAGAGACACTCGATCCGAGGCCTCCTTGAGGTCAAGGGTCGAATATTGTGTCCGCCAAGTCTTTGAAGAGCCCAATAAGGCTCCGCATTGATTTGGACGTTGATCAGTAAAGAAGACGTTAAACCTAGTAATAGGCGACGTCTCGACTAGTTCGTAAATGGCTCGTCGCAATCCTTGTTGAATCCATTGGAAATCCACTGGTTCACAAGAAATTAGGCGAGGCCCGCGAGAATCCTTCGGCACAAGTAAAACTTGCGCAGAATGATCCTTATCTGTGATAGCATCAAAGCTATCATAACTATCACAAACATGACCAGATGATGAGCAAAAGAACTCATCAAATGGATATGTCGATGTGATACGGCTACTGACATTAGTCCAAATGTACTTGTCCCCGAGGCGTTCCTTTGTGGAAACGACTCCAGGCCCGTGCTTAGGATAAATGTCGAGTGGATCAAAGCCTGAAAAAAGTCGTGAAAGACTTATTCTAGCTTCGCGTACAACGCGGAGTTGGTTAGTTGTAGACTCAAACCATTTAGGATCACTAAGATCATAATGATTGAGTTTGTGACGCCTAGTCCGCTCGAACTCCACAGACAGACCGCGCAAATGAGCGTGGAGACTGTCAGCAGAAGCGAGATCATCTTCAGCGGTTTTAAAGCTGGAAATGACCTCTTGTTCCTGTTTGGCTGTGTAGGGTAGCTCATACTTGTAAAAACAGTATAAGATCTGCCTTACTACGCTGACGCAGTTCGCATCAGGGTCGAGAAGGAGTGACCCATCCGTTTGGAAGATACGGCTAAAGAGCTCACCTAGAAATCTAGGAAGCTCGGAGCCCGGCATGGTATCAAAACCATGTAAGGCTTTAGTTAGACGTATTGATCCTGAAAGTGCCTGATCTAGGCACTTTCCCAGACGGGGTAAGGTTTTCGTGAGAAAACCTAAACCTTCTAAACGCGTTCGACGCTCGACCTTTTCACAGGTCAAGCGAAGTGCGCGAGTGTTGAAGCAACTACTCCAAGATGCATGAGCATCACGAAGTAGGTGTTGGATGACTTTATAGTTATCTAGGCTCTTATTTGGACCCATAAGGAATCCATCCTAGAGCATGCACCTACTAACGCGACAATAACGAAACTAACATGAACACTGATAAACATCAGCGCCATACTAGTATTACTAGTGAACAACATACACAACGACTCTACGAACGGGTAGCTCGGCTGGAAAACCAGCTTCGCATAACCGTTTCAGAGTTACTGCATACTGAAAATTCACTAGCAATGTTACGAATGGCCGTGAAGAGGTTAGAAGGAACTAGCGCTACTCCTTTCGGAGTGGTCACCAGCGACTTCAATCCCCCTTACACGTCCATCGCCAGCCTGCTAGGAAGGTACTAGTACCTCCCTTTAAGGCCAAGGAACGTTGTCAGTGTAGTGGGTTAGATCCCACCATTGACCAAACAATCGGCACCATTGCCAGTGCAGTCGTACAGAATGGTCGTTGACGCCCCTAAAGAGGCGACAAACGATACAAGCTGTGCTAAAACTGCTTTAGCAGCGGTACTTGCC